TATTAAGTTAAGTCAGCAATGATACCGTGTGCTGCTTCGTTCTTAACTTCTAATGTGTACTCTACCAATAGTTGAGTTACATCAGCATCGCCAGTTTTGGCTAGCTCATTAGTTTGGAATGGACGTAAGTAAGCTACTGAAGCCATTTCTGGGTCTAGTAAGAATGCTACGTCATCATTGTCTGAGTTAGGAATGAAACGGTTAGGCACGATAGAGATAGTACCAAAGTCAGAAACATACACGTCTGCTGCACCGATGATAGATGCTTGAACATTGCTAGGTACGTCTTTATAACGTGTAGCAATACCGGCAAATGTAGATGCAACTACTTTTTGAGCTGGAGTTACCATCAAGATTGTTGGTGAACCACCGCTTACGTAAGCAGCTTGGATAACTGTGTTTAAGATAGTTGCTGTGAAAGCACGGTCTGTACCAGTAGTACGTGCAGTAGTACCAGAAGCACCAGCAGAACCACCAGAACCGTTAGAAGTGTTTGAAGCTAACCATGTTTGTAGACCACCCAAAGTACGAGCAGTTGTAGCATCACCAGCAGCAGCAACTTGGTTGCTTAACAAGATAGCTTCCATGTCACGTTTGATTTCGGCAGAAGCCTTAGCCAATTGGTATGCTTTCTCAGATTTACGACCAGCTTTGTTAACTGTTTCCAAAGTACCAGAAACTTTAACAGTTTTAGCAGAAATTTGAGTACGGTTACCGATACGAGTAGTAGGTGACAATGTTGCATCAGATGCAGCAGCACCCTCAACTACAGCGTTAGAAGTGTTAACAGCAGCCAAGCTGTCTTTTTGCCATTCGTGGTACACGGCAGTAGCAGAAGTCTTACCAACAGATGTCATAAATGGAGTATCTGTAGGAGAGATGTTGTAGATTACATTAGCCAAGTCTTCACGTTGACCAATGGCGGTATAGGTTTGATATGTTGCCATGATAATTCCTTAAATAAAGTTTTCAAAAGCAGAAACCGCATCACGGATTTTGCCTGTTTTTTGTAATTGAGCCATAGCCTTCTTATGCTGGTCAGTATTTGTTGCTGTGTTACTGTTACCAGACTTAATAGTCTTAGGCGGTTCACTAACCCTCTTGTTTAGTTGAGGCTTAGATTGTTGTAATTTATCGTACTGCATTGCCTTATACAATGCCATAACGTGCCGAGCATCACGTACTGCTGATAACTCTTGGTCTGAGAATCCTAAGTTCTTTGCGAATGAACGCAAGTCTGACCTTAGTGCCTCTCCCTTAACTGGGTCGCTATATTCCGGTAGTGATTCAGACAATACGGCAGCCTGTTGAGATAGATATTGCTGCATTCCTTGCTGTTGCTCCGCTTGTTGCATCTCTGCAATGCGTTGTCTTTCAGCTTGTATTGCGTATAACTTCTCTTTGTTCTGCGACATCTCTGCCACTCGTACAGCGTAACCAATAGGGTCGGACTCTTTTAGATACTCTAAATCCTCTATTGGTTGTTGAGCATTCAGTAACTGCTCCATTGCTTGCAACCGTTCTGCATAAGCATCACGCATATACTTGGCTTCTTCAATAGCTTTTTGTTCAGCCTCTACTGCTTTGCGTTGCTCTGCTACTTGTTGCGTCTTTTTGGTGTAATCTGCACCTTGTTGCGCTAGTGATTTTAGTTCAGTTAAGGTTAGTTCTTTATCCTCGCCACCGACTTTAACATTGAATCGTTGTTCGTCTTGGTCTGATACAGACTCCTCTGAGCCATCATCCTCTTGCTCTACTTGCTGCTCGTTACCACCTTCTTCATTCTCTTGCTCTTGTCGCTCTTCAGCTTGCCCTTCTTCGGGTGCTTCCGATGCATCCATTAAACCTAAGAATGCGTTTTGTGCTTCATTGATAGTTCCATTGCTTTGTGTGTCACTCCCGTTAGGGTTGGTGTCGGTAGTCATTTAAATCTCCAAATGCTAGTGCGCCTAGCCACGTTTTATAGATACTATAAAATCTTCCAGCGTTTGGCATTAATCTTGCGGTCATCTGCCATGCCAACTATATGAGCCATTACTTCACGTATAGCAGTTAGCTTTGTGTAAGCATCTTGTCGCTCATCGTAATCGTAAAGCGGTGAATTAGCCCACCGTAGCATTTGTAAATCTTCCATCTCTTTAAACACATCCAAGAAGTTTTGGTCTTGGAGCATATTGTTTGCCCACTCTGATTTGGTCATTTATACACCATAGGTTGTGTTAATATCAAAGTTTTCTTCCATATCTTGTGGTTCAGCCTTTATACCACTTTTTACCATTTCATTCAAGCTAGTAATGGCTGACATAATAGCGTTAAGCTGTTCTGTCTGTAGTTTACCGTCTGTTGCCTGTGTCTTAATCTCAAGCTCCATCTGCTTCAATTGAAGCTCGGCTTCCTTGATACGGTAGTCACCTTCCATTTGCATTTGTTTTTGTTGCATCTCTAGCTCTTTACGAGCGTTATCTACTTGCATTTGCTCACGGTCTAGTTGCAACTTAGCTTGGTTAGTTTGTGCAGTAAGTTGAGCCTTCTGTTCTTCTACCTTGGCATATAACTGTGCTGCCTCAGAAGTTGGGTCAGCAGGTGGCTGTGATGCCTGTTGCATTATTTGCTGTTCAACTTCTGGTGTAATGTCATTAATGAATGAAGTGGTGTCTTTAAAGCCAGCCATTTCAATCATGCGACCAAGAGTGCTACGGTATTGCGTTACAGTCACCAATGGGTTGTTAGCACCGTACTTGCCGATGATTTCTTCCTGTTTAGCCATAATCATTTGCAACATAGCAATCTGCTCTTGGCGGTTACCGTTACCCAAGCCTACGTTGATTGATACATCGTATAGGTCAGACCATTCACGTGGGTCATAAGATACCCATTTGCCACGCATACGGATTGTCTTAGCTTGGTTTTGGTATTTGCATAGTAGGTGCAAGATGCCACGGAATAATGATTTAACACCTGTTTCAGCAAAGATACGAGCCATTAGCTCTAGCTTACCTGCTGACTGTTGCATCATGGCTGCCACGGCTGTTGCTGTAGTGTTCTGAAGCACGTTAGCATCAAGACCTTGCTGTAGGTCACTAACACCAGTACGTTTAGCCTGTACACCGTCTAGGTATTCCATCATCGGGAATGATTGACCGGCTGTGTTCTGTACGTTTAGTTGTGTTACTGCTGCGTTATTCTTAACACGGACAACACCACCGGCAGTAGACGTTAGTAAGTCATCTAGGTTTACTTGACCCTCTACGGCTGTAACACGAGCATTGTTTGTTAGGTACAAGTTGTCTAGCATCTGACGTAGGATAGTAGACTTGGTTAATTGCAAGTCCATTGTCCTGTCGGCTAGTGACTGACCAAAGAATTTGTGTGGGATAGGAATCGGGCATACAGAGTGGAATGGTACGTAGTCGCATTCTTCGTTAGACAGTATTGTTTCACCGCCTAGGATAACCCTGCGTAGCTCTAGCAAGCCGTTGTCGTTAGTATCTACCTTGATGTAGCACTCAAATATCTCAACTTCTTCCATTGATAGGTCGCTGGACTGTGTATAGTCAGGCAACTCATCACGACCAAAACGAGCTAAACGCTCTGGTGCGTACTCTAAACGGTCATTAGCTGGGATTGTGTCTACGATAGACTTCTCGTAACCCATAGCAATCAAGTCACCACGGGCAATCATTCTACGGTGTGCCGTGAATGGTGAGTCTTCAATGGTCTTAGCACGTTTGCTGATTAAGAACTCTTCAGGTGGTACGTTCTCAATAGCGATACGGCTCTCATCGTTTATCTTTTGGATTGTAATGTTATGCGTATTGTAAGGCATACCATCCATGCCAATGACTACATCGGTCACTTGCTTGACGATTTCCCACTCGCCAGTCTGCATAATCATGGCTAACTCGTCATCGGTTAAGCCTTTATACTTCTCTTTGATGGTGTCTTTCTTCTCTTCCCAGTAGGCTTTAACAACACCGACCTTTTGTAGCAATGCATCCTTGAACCAATTGTGTAGGATTAAGAAACCATCGTTGTCTTTATAGAATACCCAGTTAGCCATGTCACTAGCTTGGTCAGCCAATGGTTCTTCACCATCTTTAGTTGGCTCAAAGCGTACAGCATCCTCGCATGACGTGAATACACGGATTAGTTGAGGCAATGCACCGTCTACGGCTTCAGCTACCTCACCGGTAACTACTTGGCTGC